GCACAGCGTTAACTACAGGAGAGAGCAATGCAAAAGAATCGTGCTTCATTGGCGGTTGCCGCCGCGATGGCTGCTGGTTTATCAGTTCAGTACACACCACGTTTTGGCGGCATGTCGTACGACAACCCGTACAACAACCAAGGACAGACTCAACAAAACAACGGCAAGCCTGGCGCCAAGATGGCGCGCATGGCACGCGAAGGCCGTATTGGAAAGCGGGGCCGGTGATGATTCAGCACAAGACCCTGCCACGTTTTCGCTGCCATAAGCATGTCTGGGCGTTGAAGATTCTCGAAGTCATCCCCAAAGATAACCCGGATTTGTCCGGCCAATCAGCTGCCGAATCGTACGGCGCAACAATGGTTCCCGATGACCCGAGCCGCGCGCCGTTCGAGGTTTCGGCGGAGTACATGACCAAGCACAAGCCGAAACCGGGCGGCTATTTCGTGGTGTATGACGACGGCTATCAATCGTACTCGCCGGCGAAAGCCTTTGAGGAAGGCTATAGCCCGGTGGGCAATATGTCGTTTGGCGTTGCGCTCGAAGCCCTGAAAGCCGGTAAGCGGGTGAGCCGTTCCGGATGGAATGGCAAAGGCATGTGGCTATGCCTGGTCGCGAGATGGAGCGGCAGTATCGGTGAAATGCCGGTGGATTACCACCTGCTGCCGTGGATCGCCATGAAGACGGTGGATTGTGGCGTCGTGCCATGGCTGGCCAGCCAGACCGATGTGCTGGCCGAGGATTGGAGCGTCTGTGAATAACGACAAGGTTGTTCACTTTCCGGCGACCGTGACGATGACGCCCGAGCAGGCGTTGTCGTCTGCGCAGTCGCTGAATCTGACCGATGTACTGATTGTGGGCTATGACGCCGACGGCAATATGGCCGTTCGGTCGTCACGCCTGACCCGCGCCGAGGCGCTGTTCCTTCTGGAACGCGCCAAGAATTGGACGCTTTATACCGAAGACGGAGAGTAAACCATGGGCAATATCATCAAGATCGATCGTGAGCAGGCCAAGGAACTGTACGAATCGCCAACTACCCAGACGGCGACGACCCCGCCTTCCGATGAACCGCTGGAAGTCTGGGAGTGCCAGTGCGGATGCCGACTGTTCTACCTGACCAAGTACGGCCACCTCTGTTCGGAGTGCGACACCATTCAGGTCTACGGGTAACGGAGCAGCGGTTATGGGCGCGGTTATCGCCGATCCTGTCGAGATTGACGCCGCCACGCTGGCGGCGAATCTTGACGACCCGATGTGGCGGGTCTGTAATCTGTACAAGATCATCGTCAAGGGTGACGACGAAGGCGACGAGGAAGATAACGGGCTGGTTATTCAGTTCAAACCGAACCGCGCCCAGCGCCGACTGATGGCGCGCCTGTGGCACCGGAACATTATCCTCAAGGCGCGGCAGCTGGGGTTTACCACGCTGATCTGCATCCTCTGGCTGGACACGGCGCTGTTTGCCAAGAGTCCAATGCAGCTGGGCATCATCGCCCAGGATAAAGGCGCAGCGGAAAAGATATTCCGCACCAAGATCAAGTTCGCCTACGACAATCTTCCGGAGTCGCTCAAGGCGGAATTCCCGCTGCTGAAATGCACGACCAGCGAGATTGAGTTTGCCCACAACAACTCGAACATCAAGGTGGCGACATCGGTTCGTTCCGGCACGATTCACCGGCTGCATATCTCCGAGTACGGGAAAATCTGCAAGCAGTATCCGCACAAAGCCAAAGAAGTGGTGACCGGTTCGATTCCGGCGGTGCCTGCCAATGGCATTCTGGTGATCGAGTCCACGGCGGAAGGGCAGGACGGCGATTTCTACAAGAAGACCATGCGCGCCAAGGCGCTGGATGAACAGATTGCCGCCAATGCCGACATTACGCTGACGAAGAAGGATTACCGGTTTCACTTCTTCGCCTGGTGGGAAGCACCCGAATACACGCTGGATCCCGACGGCATTGTGCTGACCGAGGCTGACAACAAGTATTTCCACCACGTCGAAGGCAAGATCAAGCGGAAACTCACGGACGGCCAGAAGGCGTGGTACGTCACGACGCTGCGCAGCGACTTCAACGGCGAAGCCCCGTTGATGTGGCAGGAATACCCGTCGTTTCCCGAAGAGGCGTTTCAGGTTTCGACGGATGGCTGCTACTACGCCAACCAGATGGCTGATGCCCGCAAGACCGGACGCATTGTGCCGGTCATTCCGGCCGAGTCCGTGCCTGTCAATACATTCTGGGACTTGGGGCGCGGCGATATGACATCAATCTGGTTTCACCAGCGTATCGCCATGGAGAACCGGTTCATCCGCTACTACGAGGAAAGTGGCGAGGATCTGGATCACTTCGCCGATTACCTGCAGAAAACGGGCTACGTCTTTGGTACGCACTTCCTGCCGCATGACGCCAACTATCGTCGGCTTGGCATGAACCGCGACACCAATTTCACGCTCAAGGAAATACTGGAAAGGCTGCTGCCGGGTCACCGGTTCGAGGTGATTCCCGTTGTCTCGAACATCAACGCCGGGATTCAGGCCACACGCAGTGCGTTTGGTACGTGCTGGTTCAGCGAAGAGGGTTGTTCGGTCGGCCTTGCGCGTCTCGGCAACTACCGCAAGATGTGGGACAAGAACCGTGGCTGCTGGCGCGACGAGCCGCTGCACGACATCAACAGCCACGGCGCCGATGCCTTCCGCCAGTTCGGCCAGGAGTTTCAATCGGGCAATCAGTTCCTGACGGCGGGCAATGTCAACGTGCCCAATCAGGCGCGGCCACTGCGTCGGCGTCGGTCAGGGATGGCGGTATAGCCTGGTAAAACTGCCTGATTGTCGTGGCAAGCATGGCATTTTTGCGGAAATTTTCGACGATTCGGGGTTTCCGTGGGCGCATCCATCGACATCAGCAAGGCGCATTTGACCCGCCAGCATGGCGACATTCTGGTTATTTTTTCCTGGGTGAATGACGAACGGGCAATGATTCTGTTGCCGGCCTACCGCCATAAGGCGCCGTGGTACATCGTTCTGGAATCAGCGGCCTACAAATACGACGACGTGCGCTATCTGGCGCGCCAGTGTCCGGTGGCCTGCAATGTGCTTGGCATTGAACCAAGTACGGCCAACTGGTCACGTATCGGCAGCATCATCAATGAAGGCTTGCCCGATCTGATCCGGATGCCGACGGAGCCCGCGAAAGAATTCCACAAGACCAGTTTTGGCGAACTCATGCTGAAAGCCGACGGCAATATCGTTGCCAGCGAGTCGATCAAGCTTGAAAAGGATGGCGCAAGCTATGGCTGACTTCGATGTTCGCGCGAACCATAACGCGCCGGGTGATGACTATTTCCGCCGTCAGGCAGCGTCTACCGAGATGACGCCCGAGCATCCGGCCGTAGACCCGCTGGAAACGCAGGACGCTAAAGATACGCACCGCCAGCTGCTGGAATGGTTCTACTACGAGCGTGAGAAGCAATCACTTAACCGTCTGGAAATGGCGATGGATGCCGATTTCTACGACAACCTGCAGTGGGACCCCGACGACATCGCGGCGCTGCATGAGCGCGGCCAGATGCCGCTGGTGTACAACGAGATTGCCCCGATGGTGGACTGGCTGATTGGCACCGAGCGCCGCAGCCGGGTTGATTGGAAGGTATTGCCGCGTACCGAAGACGACGTGCAACTGGCCGACGTCAAGACGAAGGTACTGAAATACGTCTCCGACATCAACCGCTGCACCTTTGAGCGTTCACGTGCCTTTGCCGATGCCGTCAAGGTGGGGATTGGCTGGCTGGATGATGGCGTACGGGATGACCCAACGCAAGACATCATCTACTCGAAGCATGAAGACTGGCGCAATGTGCTGTGGGATTCGTCCTGCTACAACTACGATCTGTCGGATGCCCGCTATGTGTTCCGCTGGAAATGGGTTGACGAGGATGTGGCGCTGGCGATGTTCCCCAACCGCCAGTCTCAGGTGCGTTCCGGGGTTGAAGAAGCGACCCAGTATCAGGCCGATGGCTGGGAAGAAGATACCTGGCGTTCGCCGGCCGATGCGCAGTCGGTGCGCAGTGGCTATATCTACGCCACGGGCGTTGGTACGCTGGCTGATGCCAAGCGCCGCCGCATTCGTCTGATTGAAGGCCAGTACCGCAAGCCGGTGCGCGTCAGGATCGTGGCCGACGGCCCGATGCGTGGCGCCATTCTCGGTGATCGCGATGCCAATCTGGTGCAGCTGATTGCCGCCAACGGGCATTCCATCGTTGAAAAAGTGATGATGCGCGTTCATTGGGTGGTGTTTACCGAGTCTGATCTGTTGGGTATGGGCGAGAGCATCCTGCGCCATAACCGATTCAGCCTGACACCGATCTGGTGCTATCGCCGTGGCCGTGACCGCCTGCCGTATGGCGTGATTCGCCGGGTGCGCGATATGCAGATGGACTTAAACAAGCGCGCCTCCAAAGCCCTGTTCATGCTCAACACGAACCAGATCATCGCCGATGCCAATGCAGTTGATGACTGGAACGAGGCACGAGACGAAGCCGACCGCCCGGATGGCGTGATCAAGAAGAAGCAAGGATCAGACTTCACGCTGCGCCGGGATACCGATGCCGCGACCGGCCAAATTCAGATGATGACGCTGGCCGCGAACAGCATCCAGAAAGCCGCCGGCGTCTCGAATGAGAATCTGGGGCGCCAGACGAATGCCGTTTCTGGTGAGGCGATCAAAGCGCGCCAGCTGCAGGGCAGCGTCGTGACTACGGAACCCTTCGACAATCTGCGTCTGGCCGTCCAGATTCAAGGCGAAAAGCAGCTGAGTCTGGTCGAACAGTTCTATACCGAGGAAAAGGTGATTCGCCTGTCTGGTGAGAAGGGCGCGCTGGAATGGATCAACATCAACCAGCCGGAATTGCAGCCCGATGGCAGTGTCCGTTTCCTCAATGATATTACCGCCAGTCAGGCTGATTTCATTGTGTCCGAGCAGGACTATGCCGGCACGCTGCGCCAGGTCATGTTCGACAGCCTGAATGGGCTGGCCAGCCGCTTGCCGCCCGAGGTGGCGTTGCGCCTGATGGTGATTTCGATGGAGTTCTCCGATCTGCCGAACAAGGATTTGATCGCTGACCAGATTCGCCAACTGACCGGACAGCGTGACCCGAGTAAGCCGCTGACGCCGGAAGAAGCCGCCAGCCAGCAGCAGCAAATGCAGATGCAGGCCGAGTCGATGGAGATGCAGCGGCAGACCGCCATTAACGCCCTGGAAGAACAGCGCGCCAAGATTCGCGAGATTAACGCCCGTGCCGCCAAGTTCGAGAGCGAAGCCGGTGGCGCCAGTGGTGCGGCCGGGGGTGGCGATGCCGTCAACCAGATTCGCCGTCAGGCCGATGCTGCCTTGGAGCGCGTGACCGAACAGCTGCGCGCCGCACAGTCGGAACTGGCTGACCGGACGCTTGCCTTGAAGCGTGACAGCGACACCAAGCTGGAAATTGCCCGCATCAATGCCGACACCAAAGAGCGCATTGCCGAAATTGCCGCCGCCAGCAATAAAACCATTGAATCGCTGCAGGCACGCATCGATCAATTGGGTGGTGGCGCAGCCGAACCGCTACCCACATTGATACCGGAGCCCGCACCGGCATCCGGTAACAACCTGACGACTGTGCCCATGACCGGCCAGGAACAATAACCGCTGAATGGTCGCGAACATGGGCACCGAAAACAACGCCAACGAAATACACGCGCAGATGTCGCGTCTGGAAACGCAAATTGCGGCGCTGACCGACAAGGTTGAAGACATCAAAACCAGCGTGACTCAGATCGCCAAGCTGGACAAGACCATTGCCGAGGTGGTTATCCACAACAGTCATGCTCGCGAGAATATCGAAACGCTGTGGCGTCAGGTCGAAGAAATCAAGAACCGCGTCGAGCATACGAATACCCGCATCACGACGGTGGAAAACGACACCAACGAAAACATCAACAAAGCCAAGGGCGCCGGTTGGGCGTTCGGCATCATGTTTGGCGTGATTCAGGTACTGGTGGTGGCGTCGGTGGTCTGGGTATTCACCAACGTGCAGGAAGGCATCATCGCCAATCGCCTGCAGAATGACCAGCTGCAGCGCCTTGATGTGACAGTGAAAGAGTTAGTGGTGCGGGGTGTCAAGTGAGGCTGTACGACAACTGGCGCGAGATTGTCCGCCGGTCATGGAGCCTGCGTTTCATTATTCTGGCAGGCATGCTTTCAGGATGCGAAATCGTCCTGCCGCTATTCGCTGACCAAATACCGCGCAACCTCTTTGCTGTTCTGTCATTTGCCGCAGTCTCTGCAGCATTTGTGGCCCGCCTTGTTGCGCAAAAGGGTATTTGATGGAACAGCAAGCCGACAAGATGAAACGGCTGAAAGTGGCCGCATTGGCCGCTGCAGCAATTGCCATTCCGGCAGAAGGGCTGCGCCAATATGCCTACTATGACCCCCCTGGAATCCTCACTGTTTGCTACGGTTCGACGACACAGGTGCAAAAAGGCAAGAAATACAGCCTGGAAGAGTGCCGAGCCCGGCTGGACAACGACATGCTCAATGCCGTACGCACTGTCGATCGTTGTGTTCCGGGCTTGCCTGATCGCGTGCTTATTGCCTTTGGTGATGCGGTCTACAACATCGGACCGCGTATTGCCTGCGATACCAGCCGATCAACCGCCGCCCGTTTGCTGAAAGCGGGGCGTTACACCGAGGCCTGCAAAGAGCTGCCCAAGTGGTCTCGTGCCACAGTTGGCGGAACGTCAGTTCAGTTGCCCGGCTTGGTTAAGCGACGTCATGCCGAAATGGCTGTCTGTCTTGGAGAAAACAATGCCAACCCTTAATCCGTGGGTGCTGCTTGGCACCCTTGCTTCCGCGATTGCTCTGATATTCGGTGGTTATGCCTGGGGCAGTAGCGCCAAAAACAATTACTGGCTGAGTCGGATCAATGCCGATAAAGCCGCTGCTGTCCAACAAGCGCTCACAACCGAGCGCGACCGTCAGGAGAAAGCCAATGCTGCCATCCGTCAACAAGCTGCCGATCAGGCTGCTATCAATAACCGCCTGCGCGCTGATCTTGCCGGCCTGCGGAACCGCCCCGAGCGTGCCACCAACGTGTCCGCAGGTTCCCGACCTGCCTGCACGGGTGCAAACGGGGCTGAACTGGCAAGAATCGATGCAGAGTTTCTTGTCCAGTTCGCAGCTATCGCTGCCGACCAAGATGCAGCATTAAGCGCGTGCTATCAAGTGATGGATAGCCTGCAGCCGCGTTAGTTCGTGGCAAGCATGGCAATTTGCCATCTGTTCAGCCGTCAACCCATTCAGGAGTAAGACCATGAAAAAGAATTCTGCCGCCGCCGTTCTCAAGGATGACGAGAAGTGGCGCGTCGAGAGTGATCTGCGCACGATGATTGAAGCCGAGGCCATCAAGAACGATGTAAAGCGCTTTGCCAAGGTGCAGGCACTCGCCAAAGAACGCATGACCGAAGTTGCCAAAGTGGCATCCAAGGAAGACTGATTTTTAACCCGCAAGAAAGGAAGCGCGCATGAGTACGCTCGATAACGACGCACTTGACACCCTGACCCAGGAAGAACGCGAAGCCATCCAAGGCAGCGATTACACACCGGAAGAACTGGCCACTATGCAGAACATCGCTGGTTCCGGTGGGGATAATGATGACAATGACGACGACGATGACGGCGATGGTGCCGCCACCGGAGACGACGGCGCTGCTGCTGCGGCATCCGCTGCTGGCGATCCCGCCGGCGATGCTGGCGCCGCCGATGGTGATGACGGCGTAGCTGCCGATGTTGCTGCCGCCAGGGCCGCAAAAGAAGCTGAAACGCAACGTCAGGCCAAGCAGGCACAAGAAGCCAGCCGTGCAGATTTCGTTTACAACGCCGAGCTGCCGGCTGACTTCAATGATCGCCTGTCGTCATTGGGAACCCGTGAAGCCGAGTTGCGTCAGAAGTTTCGCGATGGCGAATTAGAGTTTGACGAATACGACGCCCAGCGCGAACTGCTGTTTCAGGAGCGCAGCGAACTTGAACGTCTGCGCACCAAGTCGGAAATCTCGAACGAGATGCACATACAGTCGGACGAGGCGCGCGCCAAGTCGGCGGAATACCAGTGGAGCCAGACGGTTTCCGGTTTCGTTGACTATGCATCCAAGCTGCCGGAAGACGGCGGACGGATCGACTATTCCAAGGATGCCGAGAAAGCGGCCGACCTGGATGCTTTCGTGAAGACGCTGGCTGCGAATCCGGCGAATGAGCATCGCGACATGCGCTGGTTCCTTGACCAAGCCCATAAGCGCGTGCTGGCCCTGCATGATCTGGCACCGGTCAAGCCGGCTGCATCGCCAACGGCTGACCCTGCCGCTGTGGCAGCAGGTAACAAACAGACGGCAGACGACAAGCTGAAACAGGCCAAGCAAGGCCGCAAGCCTGACACGTCCAATCTGCCACCGTCGATTGCCAATGTTCCAGGCGGTGATGGTCCAGGCGATGTCGGCAGTGAGTTTGCCGATCTGGATAGCCTGACCGGCGACCAACTGGAATCGGCGATTCGCAAGATGTCGCCGGAGCAACGGGAGCGCTACTCGCGAGGCACCTGATGTCGCGTATGTCGAGACTCATCATTGACGTCAGGCCTGGGGAAGCCCTGGCCTTGTCTGGTGGCGCCACCGTTGAACTGGTGCAAAAGAGTGGGCAGTTGGCGCGCTTGCGCGTCACTGCGCCACGCGATGTGATGATTGAAAAAAAGGATTCACGTTCAGGCAAAGCCGTGCCAAGCATGGCAGATTGCAAACCATAGCGTTACCGCTATTAGTAAACCGAGCGCAGGAAGTGCTCTTTCAGGTAATTACCTAAGGAGTAGCTCTTATGGCTCGCACCATCATCGGGGTTAATGATCCCAAAGCAGTAAAGCGCTGGTCTGGTCTTCTGGCCTATGACACCAGCCAAAAATCGTACTTCAATCAGCGCTTCATGGCACGCGGTGCAGAAGCCGAAGTTCCTGTTCAGATTCTGACCGATCTGGAATCGGATGCCGGCGAACTGATCAGCTATGACCTGCTGGCCGAATTGAAGATGGCACCGGTTGAAGGTGAGGACATTCTGGAAGGCAAGGAAGAAGGCCAGAAGTTCTACACCGATGAAATCTACATCGACCAAGCCCGTTGTGGCGTGAACACTGGCGGTCGCATGACCCGCAAGCGCACCCTGCACGATCTGCGTGAAAAGGCCAAGCGCCAGCAGTCGAGCTGGTGGGCACGTCTGATGGACGAACTGATGTTCATCTATCTATCGGGCGCACGCGGTGTCAACAGCAACTTCCTGTTGCCGCAGGGTTACACCGGCCGCGCTGGCAATGCGCTGGTTTCGCCGGACGCGAACCACACTATTTACGGCGGCAACGCCACGGCATTTGCCAACCTGGACGCCGCCGACGTGTTTGATCTGCGTCTGGTAGACCGTGCCAAGACCAAGGCCGATAGCCAGGGTGGCGGCGCAACCGGTATCCCGGTGCTGCAGCCTTGCAAGATCGACGGCAACGAAACCTTCGTCTGCGTCATGCACACCTTCCAAGAAGACGATCTGCGCAGCAACACCGGAACCGGCCAATGGCTGGACATCCAGAAGGCTGCTGCGACCGCCGAAGGCCGTAACAGCCCGCTCTTCAAGGGTTCGCTGGGCATGTATCGCGGCGTCATCCTCCACAGCCACCGCAACGCCATCCGTTTCAACAACGCTGGCAGCGGTAACAACGTGGAATCGGCGCGCGGCCTGTTCATGGGTTCGCAAGCCGCCGTCGTTGCCTTCGGTTCGCCGGGTACCAACCTGCGTTTCGACTGGCACGAAGAGACCCGCGACAACGGCGACAAGGTGGTGATTTCCACCTCGTCAATCTTCGGTATCAAGAAGGTCACCTTTGATACCGACGAGGCCGGTGCGCAGGATTTCGGCGTGTTCTCCCTGGACACGGCGGCAGCTGCCCGCTAACCAGAAGCGCCGGGAAACCCCCGGCGCTCTCGTTCACTCATTAGGAGCAAACCACCATGTCTTTCACGAATACGAATGACTTCCTGACCGGTCGTAAGCCGGTCGTGACTTGCGATTGCTCGGACGTTGTTGCCGAACGCTACGCACTGGATCTGGTTGCGGCCGATCTGGACGCTGGCGACATCGGCGCTGTCGGCATTCTTCCAGCAGGCTGCGTGCCTGTCGGTCTGCTGATCGACTCCGACGATCTGGACACCAACGCTACGCCCACCATTGAGGCATCGGTTGGCGTATTGAATGCTGCTGGCGATGACCTATCGACCGCAACCAATGACGGCGGTGCTGTCTGGGGTGCCGGTATCACGGTCTGCCGAGCCGGCGGTCAAGTTCAGGTGCTGTCTAAGGCACTGGCACGCGTTGTGGCAACACAGGCTGATCGCAAGATTGCCGTGAAGTTTACGGCGGCTTCGGCGACCAAGCAGGCAGGTCAGATCGGTCTGACGCTGCTGTATCGCCAAGTCTAAGCCCCTCTGTTCTAAGTGCGGCAGCAATGCCGTGATGAGTCGAGGGGGAGTGCGCTCCCCCTCACTTCTTTGGAGATAAAGCAATGAAGCTTTTGACGACGATTCCAGCGCGCCGTGACGGCACGCTGAACGTGACTGGTGCTGATGGCACGGTCTATGAAGGCACTGCGAATACCTTTGGCGACATCGAGTTTGATATTCCCTGCGAACTGACGGTAGCCGGCCTGCTGGCTGGTGGCAAGTTCTACCCGGCAGACGAGGAAGATTTTGACGTGGCTGAAACACTGCTGTCCGGTGGCGATGACAACGGCGCTGGCGGCGATGACGCTGACGAAGCCGGTAGCCAGGAAGCCAACCCGGGCGACGCTGCTCAGAAGTCGCCGCCGACGGAACAGCCGGCGCCGACGGCTAAGCCGAAAAACAGCAACAAGAAGAAGTAAGGCAGAGGTAGCACGCGATGCGAGAGTGGTCTTACTTTCTGCCTGACGTGCTACCGCATGTCGTTGGTTGCCCGTCAATGGTTGCCGAACAGGAACTGAAACGGGCGGCGCAACAATTCTTCGACAAAACACGGGCGTGGCGCATTACGACGGCGCCCGTTCGTATTTCGTCCGGTCAGTCCGTTGTGACCGTGAATGTGGGCGACGGTCTCGATCTGGTGCGCATTGAACACGGCACCTATGACGGCAAGAAGCTGGATGTGATTTCGCCGGACATTTTGGATGACGGCATGTCTGGCGATTGGCGCGCACAGCGCGGTACGCCGGCTAAGCTGGTGCAGAGTGTTCCGGGGATCATTGATCTGTACCCGATCCCGAGCAGCGCCACGTTGACCGGCCTGACGTTCTTCGTCGCCGTGAAGCCGAGTGATAGCGCTACTGGGCTACCGGATCATCTGGCGGTTGCCTTCCGAGACACGCTGGTGGCTGGCGCCAAGGCCAAGCTCATGTTGTACAAGGATGCGCCGTGGGCGAATGCCGCACTGGCCGAATCCTTCAATGCCAAGTTTGAAGTGGATATCGGCAATACGAATTTTGAAGCGGCCAAGGGCTTTAGCCGTGGCCGTCTTTCCTCACGACCCAAGTGGTGCTGACCCATGGATTTCGGCACCTACAACAGCATCGTGTACGGCAGGAACGCCATTAACGACGGGAGCGGTATCGCGGCAACCGGCGGCGAATCGGCGCTCTGGACGTTGATGAGCAATGCCGTTGAAAGCATGTCGGCCAGCTGGGATACGCGCGCCAATGTGCTGGACCAGCTGCAATGCGGCTGGACGTTGCGCGAGGGTGTCGTGGAATCGCAGTCGGCCAGCTGGGCGATACGCGCCCTGGCGCAAGACAGCCAGTCGCTGGATTGGCATGTGCGCCAAGACGTGCGCCAGCCATGCGCCATGGTTTGGGACGTGCGCCGAATCGTCGTTGAAAACGGGTCGCTGCAGTGGCTGCTGCATCAGATTGCTACGGATTCGCAGTCTGCCGGCTGGAACGTCCGGCAGCAGGGTATCCAGTCGGCAGAAGCCCAATGGCATGTGCGCGCCCAGGTGGGTGAAACCCAGTCCGTTGTCTGGGTCGTGCGCGAAAACATCGCTGTGGAAGACAGCCTCAGCTGGACGCTGCGCAATCGACTGTATGCCGATCTGCAATCGATCTGGGACATGGCCATGCCGGTGTCGTCAGACGACGTAACCACGTGGGATGTTTGCGTGCCCATGTCCGACAACACCCCGTTGTCATGGTCCATCCGTATCAATGCCCGCCGCTGCCAACGATTCTTTTGGGATCGGTCGGCCAGCAACCAGCATCCGTCCGCCGGCTTGTCGGCAGGCGGTCAGAAAGCCGGTCTGACACCGGCCAATACCTTCGTAACGATCATTGAACAAGGAGTTGGCGATGCCAATAACTGCAACTGATATTGTCTTCCGTCTGTCGGGCGGGGCCAGCAATAATTCTGGCGATGCATCCCTGGGCGGCGCCATCTCGAACAATGCCGTCAGTTCGTCGGTCAATTCCCTGTTTGACTACGTGTCCGGCGACGAGTCGGCCGCTGGTGACGCGGAATACCGTTGCATCTATGTCCGCAACAGCCATGCCAGCCTGACGCTCTACGGCGCGAAAATCTGGATCGCCAGCAATACGCCGTCGGCAGATACCGAAGCGACGATTGGTCTAGGTACGTCGGCTATCAACGGCACCGAACAGACGATTGCCAACGAGGGCACGGCACCAACCGGCGTGAGTTTTTCGCTGGCGGCCAACGAGGAGGGTTCGCTGTCGATCGGCGATCTGGCGCCGGGCGCCAGCAAGGCCGTCTGGGTACGCCGTGCAGTGACTGCCGGCGCTGCCGCGTACAACAATGACGGCATGACCCTGACCGTCAAGGGTGATACGGCGGCATAACATGGGTCTCAAGCTTAACGCTGCGATTGATACGGCACGGGGCATCCTGAATGATCGGGATGCCTCCGGGTATCGCTACAGTCCGGAAGACCTGCTCAAGTACGCCAATGACGCATTGGATGCGCTGTGCGAAGTAGCGCCCCAGTTCTTCCATACTGATGGCGAACTGGAATGCACGCCCAATGCCGTGCTGCAGCAGGTTCCCTACGACAACGCTTTGGCGCTGGTCAACATTATCGGTATCAAGGATGGTCCAGCCATTACGCCGGTTGATCGCAAGATTCTCGATCAGTTCCGCCCGACTTGGATGACCGATCCGGCAGGGCCTGCCAAGCACTTTATTCCCATTCCAGACGAGCCCATGCGCTTCATGGTGTGCCCGAAAGCGCCTGCCGGCCAGAAGCTGAACATCATTTACGTGAAGGTGCCGGAATCCTACGCCGCAGATCAGGACACCGGTTTGCCGACCACGCTTGAATCAGCCGTTGTTGATTACATCGTTGGTCGCGCTGAAAGCCGAAATGACGAGTCCGTGAATACCAATCGCGCCGCTCAGGCCATGGCGAATTTCTACGGCCGTTTCAGAAAAGTAACCCCACCAAACGGAGGCCAGAATGTACAAGGCAGCGAATGATTGCGCGTCAACACTGGCGGCTGGCATTACGGATAGCGGCACGACGCTGACGATCCAGACTGCCGATACCGCCAAATTCCCGATTATCAATCAGGGCGGCAGCGGGACGGATTACACCTATCTGACGCTGGAAGACGCGGCACTGAATGTCGAAATCGTCAAGGTAACGCGCCATGACAACGGTTCGTCCAGCATCACGATTGCACGCGCTCAGGAAGGCACGGTTGCACGCGCATGGCAGGCCGGTGACAGCGTTGCGCTGCGCCTGACTGCTGGTGTGGTGACCGATGCGTTTGCCCGTGCCTATGACGCCGGCGTTTCCGAGACTGCTGCTGCCGCTTCGGCGACCGCGGCCGCACAAAGCCTTGCCGACATTAACGCGCTGGCCACTCAGGTTGGCGCGTCAATTGCCGATGACGGATTGATTACGTCTGCAGCCAGTTCAACCCTTGATGATGGAGCACTCTAATGTCTACTGCACGCCAACGCCGCCGTGGCACCACGGCTGAACACGCCACTTTTATCGGTCTGATCGGTGAAACCACGATTGATACGACCAAAAAAACCGTTGTCGTCCATGACGGCGTGACGGCCGGCGGTTTTCCGCTGGCCCGCCACGAGTTCGTCAAGGGCACGATGTTCAAGGCTGACCCGTTTACCGTTGCTTTCAGCAAGACGGGCGTGGGTTCGGCTACCGTCAAGGCCAACAATATCTTTGAAGTGAACGGCAAGCTGGTGCAAGTCCTGTCGGCCGCATCAATCATCATGCCGGCGCTGACGGCTGGTACGGATTACGCCGTGTATGTCTGCGACGACGGCAATTTCCGCGCCGACAGCAACTTCTCGTATCCGAGCGGTTGGACAACCGCCAACAGCACGAAGATCGGCGGTTTCCACTATGCCCCGGGCGGTAACGCTACCGGCCAATCGGGTGGCAATACGACATCCCAGATCAACGAGTATTCGTTCTGGGATATGAAGTTCCGCCCATCCTGCGTGGATCCGCGCGGCATGACGCTGGTGGCCGATGCCTTCTGGTCGGATATTTACCTGACCGGTGTGGATGCCATCACCAATGGCTCGTCGCGTTACAACGTGACGATTGCCGACGGTTCAAGCCCGCCGAAGATTCCGGCAATGTTCGGCGGCAATGGTTCGGCAACCTACGGCAGCTACACCTGGTTTGAAGCCTGTCAGCTGGCAGCGGCCTTTGGCAAGCGCCTGCCGACGCAGCGCGAGTTTATGGCGCTGGCCTATGGCACCACGGAAGCTACGCAGAATGGCAGCGACCCGGGCGTAACCAGCCTGATCGCCATCTTTATCTCGAAGTGGGGTTGCCATCAGGTTTCCGGCGTCATGTGGCAATGGGGCGATGACCGTGGCGGCGCCTACAACACGGGTGGCTGGAACGCGAATACCGAAGGCTTTGGCTCGGAGCACAACGCGCCGCACGCGGTCATCTTCGGCGGCAACTGGGGCGACGGGTCGAATTGCGGCTCGCGCTGCTCGTACTGGAACGACGCTGCCTCGAACTCGAACGCCAGCTTCGGTTCGCGCTTCGTCTGTGACCACCTGATTCTTTCGTAAGACAAGGGCGAAAGCCCTTGTTGAACAGCCATGCAGCCAATTCGTGATGCTTCCATGTGTTTTGATCAGATGGCCATCGTCGAGAAATTCGAGCGGGTGGAAGACTATCTGTATCCGATCATGCAAAGCATCCCGAGCAAACATGGCCGAGCAAAGAATAAGGCGCTGGATACGCTGCTAGATCAGGCCGAGTTGTTTTACATCGCGGGTAAATCGAATCAGATCAGCAAAATTTATGACGCAGATCGCGGGCTGGCGGTCTTGCGTCGATGGTTGCGCTTTATGTTCAAGCACCGGATGTTGAGCAAGAAACAATTGGAGACGTCTCAGGCACTCGTGGCCGAAGTCGGCGCCATGCTCAACGCCTGGATCAAGCGACATAAAGGCATAGGGCAGGCTGGGAAATGAAGCGGTCATCTTCGGCGGCAACTGGGACAACGGGTCGAATTGCGGCTCGCGCTGCTCGAACTGGAACAACGCTGCCTCGAACTCGAACAACAACATCGGTTCGCGCTTCGTCTGTGACGACAACGAAACACCGCTCTGCTGTGGCTACGGCGCAGCAGGCAGATTCACATCCCTGTGGTCAGCCGGACCTGTCCCCCTTCGGGAAACACGCTACTTGGTTTGGGATAGCGCCTGGTAGGACGTATCGAACGGCGAGCCCGACAACTCCCCATGAAGCGAAAAAAACGACTGATCGATCAGATTGCCAGCCCGGAAAACATGGAGATTGCGTATCGCAAGACATCCAAGGGCAAGCGTGGCACGTATGGCTGTCTGGAATTCAAGGAGTATTCGGCGGTCAACCTGTCGTTAATCCGGGAAGAACTGCTGGATGGCGGATACACGATTGGCGAGTACCGCCATTTCACGGTGCGCGAACCAAAGGTCAGGTTGATTTCCGCCCTCGACTTCAAAGACAGGCTGGTGCAGCACGCCCTGTGCAACATCGTCGGCCCCATTATGGAGTCATCGCTGCTGCCCTATACCTTTGCCTGTCGCACGGGATTTGGCACACATGCCGGCGTGCGCTTTGTGCAGTCCAGGCTGCGGCGTCCCGAGGTTACGCACTTTCTCAAGACCGATTACAGCAAGTTCTTTCCGAGCATCAACCGCAATCTGGCGGTATCGATGTACGGCAACAAGATCGGCTGTTATCGGACGATGGACATCATTGCGGAAATCATTCCGCCGGATGGTGGGTGCGGCATTCCCATCGGCAGTCTGACCAGTCAGCTAACGGCCAACTTGGTGGGCGGCATTGCCGATCGGTTTATCCACTTCGATTTGAAGTGCCCGTACTGGGCGCGCTATATGGATGACATCGTGATTCTCGATAACGACATCCACCGGCTACGCGATCAGTTCTGCAGGATTCAGGAGTTTTCGATGGATCGCCTGGGGATGCGTATCAGCCATTGGCACGCGCACCCGGTCAGCCACGGCGTCAACTTTCTGGGCTACCGCATCTGGAAAGACTACAAGCTGCTGCGCAAGGATTCCGTGATTCGCGCCAAGCGCAAGGTCAAGCGGTTCGTCTCTCGTGGCGAGTATGACAACCTGACCAAGTTTATGGGTTCGTGGAGCGGGCACGCTCAATGGGCTGATACCTGCAATCTTTTTAACTGGATGGAGAACCGCTATGGAATTGCATATCATTAACACCCGTGCCGATCTGGATGCCACCATGGGTACGCCGCGCCACGATCAGTTCATGGCCTATTTGAAGGGCAGCATGACCCGCAAGCAGGATATGCAGTCGTATCCGGCGGATTACAACAAACCCGAGTACACGGGCCCCAAGCTGGAACCGATCTGGACGGACGTTGAAGACCTTACCACGATCGAGCGTTTCGGGTTTAGCAAGGCAGATTTCGCGTAACCAGAGTCGGGGTTTGCTATGGCCGGATTAAAACTCGTTGGATTTCAGGCGGAGGTGCCGCGTACGGCGGAGCGCCTGCTGCCTGACCTTGCCGCACAACAGGCAGAGAATATCAACCTGACGTCCGGCGAGATTCGCCCGATTCGGCCACCGCTGATGGTGTACGCACCCGCCGGCGGCAACCCGAAGAAGTCTGCCTATCGCGCTGTCTACAACGGCAAAGAGAAGTGGTTCGCCTGGGACGACGACATTGACGTGGCCAAGGCGCCATTCAGCGCTGACGTATCGCCCCGCTATTACTGGACGGGGGAAGGGTGCCCGCGCTACGCAACCTTTGACGAATTCGGCGCCAGCGCCTACGCCATCGGTTTGCCTGCGCCCACCAACAAACCTACCGTGACCGTATCCGGCGGTGCCGGTAGCGTGATCAACCGGATTTACTGCGTCACTTACTATCATCCGGATACCGGCGAAGAATCGGCACCATCTGCCGTATCGGACATCGTATCAGGCGCGGTCGATGGCGCGTGGCTGATTACCAATCTGAATGACCTGCCGACGGATACCCGCGACGCGCCGTGGCGCAAGACGGGGCTGCATCATCGCCTGTACCGGACCACGGGCACATCTGCTTCCATGCAGCTGGTTGCCGAGCGCCCGGTATCTACGGGTAGCTGGTCTGACAACCTGAGCGATGCCGCCATTCTTGGCGACGAACTGATTAGCGCCGACTGGTTGCCACCGCCGGCCGATCTTAAAGGCATCATGGCGCTGCCCAATGGGTCGCTGGTCGGATTCTCGGGCAATCTGCTGTGCTATAGCGAACCGTATCAGCCGCATGCATGGCCGTCGGCTTACCGCTACGGTACTGATTTCCCGATTGTTGCCGTGGATAACTTCGGCACCACCGTTGTGGTGGGCACGTCGGCCAAGCCGGTCGTCGCCGTTGGTTCTGATCCGTCTGTCGTGACCATGGATAACAGTATCGACAAGGCATGGCCGTGCCTGTCGAAACGCAGCATGACGTCGGTAGGCGATGGCGTGATCTACGCCACGACGAACGGGCTGGCCTATATCGGCTCAACCGGCCAAGACTTGTTCACCAAGAACCTGTACACCAAGGAAGAGTGGTGGCCGCTGGATCCGTCACAGATGGTGTGCGCCTATGCCGAGGGCATGGTGTTTGTGGCCTATACCAAGCCCGGCAATACCACGCAACTGATGGTTATCAACCCCGGCGAAACCGCGTCACTGGTGCGCTATAACCTGTCGCCGACGGGGCTGTATGTAGACCCGACAACGGGCTTACTCTATCTGGTCGGCTACTCTGTCGATCGGTGGGACGCCGGGTACGGCATGCGCATGGTATTTAACTGGCTGTCCAAGGAATTTGAGTTTCCGACGCCGATGAACTTTGGCGCCGCCAAGGTGGAGTTTGCCTCGCTCATGTCGCAGGCCGATGTCGCTCAGGAAGAGGCTAACTATCTGGCGGACATCGCCTTCAATCAGTCGGTTATCAATGGCGCTGTACAGGTCGGCGCATTCAATAACGAGCGATTCAATGGCATGACCATCAATGGCTCGCATCTGGTGCGCCCGCGTGGCGTCGAGCGCGAAAGCCTATCGGTTACCGTCTACGGCCGCAACGGGGAAATCTTCACCAAGAGCGTATTCAGCAACGAGGCATTCAGCCTGCCGTCCGGCTACAAGAGTGACATCCTGTCGATCCGTCTGGTGGGCAATGTGCGCGTCAAGTCGGTCAAGATTGCCGAAACCAAGCGTGGGCTGGCCGAGATATGACCAAGCGCGCCATTCCGCAGGCACCAATTGACCCGCAGCGCGGGCAGTTTGATGCCGCCATCAAAGAGATACTGGAACAGATTACCGGTCAGCGCGGTATCGCCACCCGTTTGGATAGGCTACCGGATGACGCAACGCTGGCTGACGTGATCAAAAAAATCAATCAAATCATCGGCGTACTGCAATAAGTCGCCGTGGCAAGCATGGCAGTCTGCCGATATGAAGCGGATTGTTCACGATTCCAGGGTGACCGAGTTTGTCGAATCTCAGATTGGCAGGATTCGCGTGCCGTGTACGGCGGTGGGGCTGGAAGAAAACGGGCTGATCATTGCCGGCGCAATCTACGAGCGCTTCAATGGCCACAATGTCTTTTTCCACGGGTGTAGCGATGGCACAAAGCGGTGGGCAACCCCCGGATTTATCAGGGCACTGATGATCCACCCCTTTGTGACGATGGGCGCGCCCCGCATGACCACCATTGTCGCGGCCTCGAATGACGAGGCGCTGAATTTTGATGATGCGCTGGGCTTTCGGGAAGAGGGCCGCTTGTCAAAGGCAGCGCACGACGGCAGCGATTCGGTCTATCTGGTGATTTGGAAGCATCAATGCAAGTGGCTAAAGGCGTAGGCGGGCACTATGGCACAGTTTGAAATCAGTCTTGAAGACGGGCGGCGCCTGACCTACGATACCGATCCATCGTTGCTGCTGGATGCTTCCGGCGAGCGCGTGCCGCTCAATCGTTTTGCGTATCCGTACATCGATGGCGTCCGTGGCGATAACGGTCAGGCGGCATTCTCGCCGGAGAATCCGGTGGTCGGCAAAGACCAGCCGCGAATCCTGAAAATTCAACTCGGTCTTGGGTGCAACTACACCTGCAGCTACTGTTCGCAGGGCGGCCAGAAACCAACGCTGACCAGCAACAAGGACGCTGAACGCTTTATTGACCAGCTGGATAGCTGGCTGCACGAACATCCCGCCAAAATTGAGTTCTGGGGCGGCGAGCCTATGCTGTACTGGCAGAAGCTGGCGTATCTGGTGCCGGCGCTCAAAGCCCGTTTCCCAGATGCCGCCATGTCGGTGGTCACCAATGGCACGTTGCTGACGGCGGAGAAGGCCGAATGGTTATATCGGCACGGGTTTACCGTAGCCGTCTCGCACGATGGCCCCGGGCAGGCACTGCGTGGCGACGACCCGTTTAACGATCCGGTATGGCTTGCCATGATCCGCGACGTATTCAAGCTATTCGGTAACCGGATAACCTTCAATACCGTCATTACCCCGCTGAATTTTGATCTGGCGCAAACGTTCTTCTGGTTTGAAGATCGGATGGGCTTTGAAGTTCGGGTCAACATTGAAGACATCGTGACCGATTACGGCGGCGCACAGTGGACGGATGACCAGCTGCAGGCCATGTACGGCACGATCAAGGCGCAAACTGAATCAGGGCTAGCGCTGGCTTTCCCACGGCTACGGTGGAGCGCCATGCAGTTCATGGAGTCGCTGGCGATTGCCAAGCCGCTTGGCGGGTCGCATCAGGTTTGCGGCATGGATCGGCGCGAACAGCTAGCCGTCGATCTGCACGGGAATGTACTGACCTGCCAGAACGCCGGCGCTGAGTCTGGTCACCGGATTGGCAGCGTCAAGAATCTGGATGGCGTGACGCTCAATACAAGCCGATCGTTTGCCGTCCGGCCGGACTGTAACCGCTGCCCGGTGGTGCATTTGTGCTACGGATCCTGCATGTTTCTTGATGGCGAAGGCTTTACATCCTCGTGCAAAGCATCGTATTGGTATAACCGCGCCATATTGGAAGGGGTGATTACCCTTTTGACCGGGCAAAAAGTTTGTTCTATTTCAGGTTGGAGACCAGGAGCGTCCCGCCGAGTCATTATGATGAAGGTGGCAGCATGATCTCTTATCTCAAATCCAAGCTATTGCCCTTCGGTGGGCTTCACGGAATCTTTGATTGCGACTGCGCATGTGCGGCAGCACCGGATTATTCATCACTGGCGAATGCATCGACACAAGCTGCCGCCATTTCAGACGCGCTAGGCCGCGAACAGATTGCCGAAGCCAAACGCCAGTATGACCTGACGCGCGAAACGACTAAGCCGATCATTGATGCACAGACCAAGCTGATGGAGCAGTCGTATCAGCAGGGCGTGCAGAACTACAACACTTTCCAGAACGAAGGCCGTCCGATTCAGCAGCTGTTGCGCGATGAGGCGCTGGGTGTCACCAGCGCGATCAAACAGCGCCAGATGAACGAAGCCTCGGCGCAAGCCATTGCCGATTCCCGTCAGGGCACAACGCAACAGATGAACCAGCTGATTCGTCAGGGCGCACGGTATGGCTGGTCACCGGCCAAGCTGGCATCACTGGGTACGTCTGCCGCCGTGGCGGGTGCGCAGAGCCAGGTTGCGTCGTCCAATGCCGCGCGTACCCAGGCGGGTGATAAGTATTACGGCAAGCTAGGCGACGTCTACAACACCTATGCCGGCCTCGGTTCGAGCGCGCCGACTTTCTATCAGGCGGGTACGACGGCAGGCAATAGCGCGGCTGGCACCCAGCAGCAGAATGCCGCTGGTTATTTGAATGGATTGAATGCCGGAACAAATACTATCCAGCAAGGTCTGGGTATGCAGCTATCAGGGCTTGGAAATGTTCTTAGTTCGCAGACGAGCTATGCCAACGGGCTCAATAGCGTCTACTCGTCGCAAGCCGCAAACTATCAAAGCCCGTTCTCGCAAATCATGGGCGGCGCTGGCGCTGTCGCTGGATTGGCTACGGCGTTTTCTGATCGCCGCCTCAAGGAAAATATTGTTCTGGTTGGACGCGATGAATCTGACCGATTTAACCTGTACGAGTTTAACTATATCGGTAGCCCAGACCGTAAGTTTATTGGCGTCATGTCGGATGAAGTGGAGACGCTGGTTCCGGATGCTGTGGTGTACGACGACCTTGGCTTTGCCAGCGTGGACTATGCCCTGATTAACGTCCCGTTTGAGGAGATTAAAAATGCCGCGTCGTAATTCTATTGTAGATGCAATGGCATCATTTAATAGCACTTATAACACAGTGCGGAATGTTGTACTTGACGCGAAGCTTGCCAAAATCGGAAGGTCGGAAGTCGAGAAAACTGATGGCTGGACAGATGATCAGGTTAAAGCAATGACCGATGCCAAAGATGAAAGCGGCAAGGCTTTCTACAATGTGCAGCGCGGCGATAATGGCACGGTTACTGTCACCCCGAATTTTACAGCGGACGGGTCTGAGGGCACCGCAGCACCGATTACCATGAAAAAGGAACAGTATCAGTTTCTTGGCAAGACCTACGATAAAGCACCAACTGAGAGCGAACAGTTGAGCGCCAAAAATCAGGCTATGGCTGGCGTGCTTAAATCCATGGGCGACCCGATCAAGGGTATCGCCATGGAAATGCAGGCACGGCAGGGTGCGCGCGAAGAAGCTCGTTTCCAGAAGGAACAGGATTACGAGAAGGAATTTGGCCAAGCTATGCAGGGCACGCGCTTCGGCCAGAACCAGAAGCAGTACAACAAAGCCCTTGGTGAATACCAGCAAAGCCTATCGGATTACGAAAGCGCCAAAGCCTCTGGCAAAACTGGTGCGCAACTCGGGTTGCCGCCAACCATGCCGGCGCGTCCGGATTACACCATTGGTGACCAGCTGGCAGACCGCGCATCGATGCTGGCCGTTGATGCCAAGTACGGAAAACTAGATGCCAAGAAGTTCGGGGAACTATCTGACTCCCTGACCCGATTGCAGAACGAGGGCTATGAGTCCGCCCTCCGTCTGGCGCAAAGTGGCGCGCCGCTTTCTGACGTTCTGGCGCAATTCAACAAAACCGGAACGACCAAGTTTGACGAGAAGAGCGTTATCTCCGACAAGATGGTTAAAGGGCAGGGCGGTATCAATACCCGTGTGATCACCTACCGTGATGCCAATGGCAATACGCGATCGCTCAATACGGTGTCTGAACTTGACTCGCTCGGCAAGGCAAACGAGGCATTCAATCGGTTCTTCAACATTCAACAAAATGACCGCGCCAATGCGTCCGAAGGCCGTGCCGCCTACAACTTTAACGAAAACCGCAATGACCGGCAGGAGAAGCGTGACGCCGCTGTTGGTTTGTACAAAGAGACGAATCCGAATGCGACGACGGCACAGATCAATGCCGTGCGTACTGGCGTGATTGACGCCGCGCCGAAGAGCAATGACGGCGTAAGCGTTGAGTTCAAACAGGACCAGTATGGTCAAGGCGGCAACGTCATCCAGAAGCTGCGGGATGGCACGGTAACCATTATCCCGGTTAAGCCACCGACAGACGGCCAGCCGATCACGATTCAGGGACCACGTGTCAAACAAGCAGCCGCTGCACCAGCTGCCGCACCGGACACCGGGGCACAGCCAGCCGCTGCGCCGAAGCCCCTGGAAAACGTGACGGAAGAAGATATTGCGGCGACCGCCAAGAAGTACGGGATCAGCAAAGAAGCTGTGCGAAAGCAGCTTGGACTGAAGTAAACCGTGGCAAGCATGGCACCCTCGGCAAACTACTGTTGAGGGTGTTGACTCATGGCGCGTGACCTATTTGCTGAAGCTGGAATTTCTGTCGGCTCCGAAGGCCGGGATCTGTTTGCAGAATCTGGCATAACCCCAAAGAAGCCAAAGGATCGTGATGCCCTGGATGTGATTAAAGACATCGGCATTACAGGACTCAAAGGCGCCACTTCTCTACCAGAATCCGTAGTAGGTCTTGTTGATATTCCAGCTGGTGGTTCGGTTGGCAAGGCTCTGGAAGATATTGGCTATAACCCGAGGCAGGCCAAGGAATATCTCGATACGTTTCTTTCGCCAGCACAGCAGGAAGCCAATGCCAAGGTTCGTGAGGCTGAAGGCTTTACAGACACGCTGGCCACTGCCGTACAGAACCCCAGCACGATTGCTGCAACCACGCTGGAATCGCTGCCGTCGATGCTGGGCGGCGCCGGCCTTGCTCGTTTTGGGCTGAAGGTCGCGCCGCGTATTGGCGCTGTCGCCGCAGGGGCAATGGGTGAGGGTGCCATAGGCGCAGGTAGCGCCGCTGAACAGATCCGTAGCGAATCCGCTGATGGCACGCTGACGGCCAAACAATCCCTGTCAGCCATTGGCTCTGGTATTGGTACCGGCGTTCTGGGTTTTGCTGGCGGCAAGCTGGCACAGAAACTGGGCGTGGCTGATGTGGATACTCTGCTGGCACAGGGCGGGCCACGCGCTACTGCTCAAGGCTTTGTTAGCCAGGTCGGCAAAGCTGGGATGTCGGAAGGTGCTTTTGAAGAATTGCCGCAATCGATGCAGGAGCAGATGTGGCAGAACTTTGCAACCGGCAAGCCCATTATGGAAGGCGTCGGCAATGCCGCCGCTACTGGCCTGCTGGCTGGCGCTGCAATGGGCGGCGTAGGCGGCGGCTATAACTATGTCGCAAACCGTAAGCAGGGCGCGGCAGATCCCGCGCAGCCGGTCCCTAACGTCACGGTTGTGGGTGCGCCTGATCAGGTAGCTGAGCAGCCGTTGGAAACGGCACCGCCGCAGCCGGTGGATCCGCTGAACCGTTTGGCAGAGATTGAGCTGGCCAGTCAGCAGCGCCAACTAACGGCAGACGAGCAGCAGGAAGCTGCAAATCTACTGACGCAGATTACTGCACAAGAACAAGATCAGCCGACTGATCTTAATCAGTTAGGTATCAACCAACCAACGGAGCAACAGAATGGCGCTCAAGCCCAAGAAGCCATCGCGGCAGAACCGCGACAACCAGCCGAAGTACCCGTTTCCAGCCAAGGCGTAGCAGTCATTGACCCTGCCGCAGTCGCCACGACCAAATCGGTGGCACCGGTCGGCATCGAACTGGATGCCGCGCCGCAGCCAGCGCCTGCCGCCGTGCAGACCGATCTGCAAAACCGTGACCGTGCCCGCACGGCCTCGGTCATTCAGATGGCGAACATTGCCAAGAATCCGGATTACATGCGCCTTGGCCCGAGCCGTACCCCGGACTCCGGTGCGCCGATGGTCTTTGCCGTCGATTATGCGCCCAGCCTGATTAAACCGGAAGCTGTGGGCAGCGAAGATATTGCCGTCATGGCCGATGGCCAGCGCGTGCCGTTCCGCTACGCGGTAGTGGATGCCAATGCGGTGCAGCCGTCTAACTTTGCCGATGGCACGGTCAATCCCGAGTTTTCCTCCAAAGTGCCGGGCACCATCAAGGCGCTGAACAATGGGCGCACGGCGGGCATTCGTGCCGCCTATCAGAATGGCAAGGCCGAAGCCTATACGCGCGAACTGGTCGCCGACGTTCAGACGCACGGCATTCCTGCTGAGGAAATCGCCAAGATCAAAAACCCGATGCTGGTGCGCGTGTATTCTGACACCAGCAATACCGAGAACATGGCCGCAAAGAGTCAGGGGCAGGGCCTTGGCATGTCGCCGGCCGAACTGGCGGCACAGGACGCACCGCTGATTGATTCAAGCCTGATTGGCCTGTATCAACCCGTTGATATTACGCATGGCGCGAACCGCGATTTCGTGCGTGGCTTCATCGGCAAGCTGGCTGGCGCCGGTCAGGATGTCGCCGGATTCCTGACGGCAGACGGTACGCTGTCCCCCATGGGGCGCAATCGGATTCAGGCGGCGCTGGTGCAGCGCGCCTACGGTGATGCTGATCTGGTAGAGACCATGTTTGATAGCCTGGACTCGGATATTAAAACGATTGGCGAAGTGCTGAAGCTAACAGCTGGCGGCTGGGCAAACATGCGCGATTCGGCAGAGATTGGCGCGATTGATCCGCAAGTCGATATTACCGGCAATCTGTTGCAAGCCGTGAACATGATTCGGACGTCGCGCGAAACCCGTCAATCGCTGTACGAGATGACCCGTCAGGCCAGTCTGGAAACCGGCAGCATGCCAGACCCGCTGACGATCGACGTTTTACGCCTGTTCTATACTGGCACCTATCTGACTCGCGCCAAGGGGCGTGAGCGCGTTCTGGACGTGCTGGGCAAGTACATCCAGGCGGCAATGGAAACCCGCGGTGATGCGGGATTATTTGGCGATTCTGTGTCGCCGCTGGATATTCTAGGAGCGATCAATGACCCAACAGAAGACGGTACCGGCACCGGTCAAACGCTCGGACTCCCCCTTAGCGGCAACCCTGCTGGGGGCAACACTACTGGCGGACGGGCAGAGATACAACGACCTGTCGACAACGAAGGCCGGGGAGCAGCTGATCAAAGCGGCAATGGACAACCAGACCAAAATGCCGAAGCTGCCGCAGGACAGCAAAATGGCAACGGCAATCCGCAAGGCCAAGAAGGCGATGGCACCGCTCAAGCCGTAAAAACTCAAGCGCAAGAACCGCAAGCATCCGACACCAGAGCCGGTCAAGGCGTAAAACGCGAGTTTACCTACGCCGTCAAACCGACCGAAGGCGGCTTCCTGATCGAATCCGACAATGGCGGCGGCGTCGTCATGTCTGGCCGCCCGAATGCCCCAGGCGTAATGAACACCGTGCCGCCGCGAGTCTTCAAGACCGAGGCCGATGCCCGCAAGTACATGCAGAAGAAGGGCATGACCGAGGCGCAGACCGCCGCAGCCATGGAAACCGAACCGGCACAGCAGTCAGTACCTATCCAGCTCAAAGCAACCGATACCATTACCGATCTGGGCGAAAAGATCGGCGGCGCCCGCAAGGATACGGCAACCAAAACCGGCAGCACCGGTAAGACCAAGGCGCAGGATGATCGCCCGACATGGGCGCGCCGCTTCAAGGTGTCGCAAGTCGTTGCAGGAGACGATGAAGGGCGTTGGCTTGTCCGAGATAGCCGAAGCAAAGACTGGCTTGGCAAAGAACAGATTGTTGGCAGCAGGAATGGGTTTGCAACCGAGCAAGAGGCGCTCGATGCTATTCCGCTATTAGCGGTTGCGATGAAGCACCGTGTTGTCACGTCCGGCACGAAAGACGAAAACGGCGAGCCCCAGTATGAAATCTGGCGCGATGTAACGGACAAGAAGCGCGTCAAAGTCGTAGACAAGCTATTTCCGTCACGCACAGCCGCCATGGAATACATGGCGAAAAATGCCCGTGAGATTCTGGAAACCAGCACCACGTTTGGCGAAGCCGACCTACCGACACCGGACAACACGAAGCGAACTGGCGTTGCGCGCCGAACTGGCGACGTCGAAGGCAAAGACTTCATGGAAGCCTTCGGGTTCCGTGGGGTTGAATTTGGCAACTGGAATAACCAGATTGAGCGCCAAGAGGTGATGAACGCTGCCTATGACGGACTCATGGATTTGGCCGAGGTTTTGAATATCCCGGCCAAGGCGATTGGTTTGAATGGCGACTTGGCGCTGGCGTTTGGTGCCCGTGGCCAGGGCTTGAGCAGTGCCCGCGCGCACTATGAGCGTAGCCGTGCTGTGATTAACCTGACCAAGATGAATGGTGCCGGAGCCCTGGCGCATGAGTGGTTTCATGCACTGGATCATTACCTTGGCCGGCAGGATGGCAAGGCATCCGGAAAATGGCAGACGCTGCCCGACGGCACCCGTACCTTTAACATCAAGGGCGCCGAGAATGACATGGCAAGCGGCGGGTTCCAGTACAACAATTCCGGGGTGCGCGAGGCGCTGCGTGTCGCATACAACAATGTCATGGATACCATGTTCCGCAAGGCAGAAACCTATGTGGAAGATACGAAGCTTGCAGACAAGTTTGTGGCCGTGTCTCGCGAAGAGGTTGCGGAAGACCTGGACAAGATGCGCAAGGACCTGTCTGAGCAAAAGGATCCGCGATACTACAAGCGCAACAATAAGCCGGCCAGCGCTGAACAATTGGCCGAGTTTGACACCATCGCCAAGAAGATCGTCAACGGCGAATCGCTGGATGTCAATTTGATTAACCCTAACCCGCGTGGCAAGTACGGTCTGAGCGGTGCGCGATGGTCGAACGATCTATTGGAAGCCTTGAGCGCTATCAACAAGGCGGTGCGTGGCCGCAGCGGTTTTGATGCAACCAAGCAAAGCGGCAGACTGGATGATCTTCGTCGGTCGATGCAGCGCTATAGCCAGCGCCTCAAGATGCTGGCTGAGGCGCAACAAGGCGACAAGAAGACGCGTAAGGTGCCGACGTCTTTTGCGATGAACGCCAAGGAACTGGATCAGGGTCGTGGTGAAAACTACTGGACGACGCCGCACGAAATGGCAGCGCGCGCCTTCCAGGGTTACGTCGAAGACAAGATTGCCGAACTTGGTGCAAGAAGCCCGTTCCTGAACTATGCCCCGGAAAACATCGCCATTCTGACGCCGTGGGGCGCACGGCGTCCGTATCCCCATGGTGAAGAGCGCAAGGCGATCAATGCGGCATTTGACCAACTCGTGTCGGTAATCAACACCAAAGAAACCGATACGGGCACGGCCATCTTTAGCCGCGCCAGCGACATTGATCCCGATCTATCACGACGCGGTGGGCGCGGTATCGCGCTACGCGATCTGAATGCCATTGTCACCCGTGCCAAGAAGTCGCTCGCGAACCTGCCCAACGTACAGGTTTTCGCGAAACCGGATGATTTGAACCTGGACAACCCGACGCACAAACGGCTGTACGACAGCATCGTGGCAAGCAATGCCATGGGCGATGTCGAAGGTGCTACCCACGAAGGCGAGATTTACCTGTTTGCCGATAACATTGCCGACGAATTCCGTGCCGAGCATGTGCTGGTTAATCACGAGGTTGGGCACTACGGATTGCGCGCTGTATTCGGCACCGATATTGACCCGATTATGAACAATATCTGGATGAACAATGCAGCCGTTCGCAAGAAAGCCAATGCGCTGCGCAACAAATATGGGCTGGATTCCAATGTCGCCGCCACGGAAGAAGTGTTGGTGGAGATGGCGCCGGAGGATTTGGCGAAGGTTAAAGGCTGGCGCCGTCTGGTGCAGCATATCCGCAACTGGTTAAACGATCACGGATTCAAGTCCTTCGCCGGTCATCTGGACAAACTGTCCAAGGCCGGTATGTCGGATCAGGCTAAGGCTGATCTGGTCGTGGCGGATGTTGTGAATGCTGCCCGTTTATGGGTGCGCAGTGGCCGCACAGGGCGTTTGGCAACGGTGGTGGATACGAAGCTGTCAGCAGGCAACGACGACATCCGCTTTAGCCGGTCAACCATGGGCGACAATGAATCTCCCGAGACGGACCCAACCATTGCGAACCGCTACGAAAAGGCGCGTGCCAAGATCAAGGAACTGACCAACCCGGAGAAATACGACGACCTGATCTACAACTATCAGGACAAGTTTATTGATCTGAAACGGTTACGCGAGAAGATCAAGGCCACCAAGGGAACAATCAGCGACTTGAATGACGCCTATCTGGGCGAAGAGCTGTATCACGGGCGCGTCGCCACTCGCGTCAACCAGTTTGAGGAAAACGAACTCAAGCCGCTGCTGGCCGAGATGCGTACGGCTGGCGTAGGTATCGAAGAGTTTGAGCGTTTCCTGCATGCACGCCATGCGCCGGAAGCCAATGCTGCTATGGCAGAAGCTAACCCGACGCAGGCCATGATTGACGAAGGCCGCAAGACGGCCAGCGATGAAGTCAAGGCGCTGCGCGAACAGCTGGACAAATCCACCAAGGAAGGCAGCGCCACCAAGGACATCGAGCGGTCGCTGTCAAAGGCCATTGACGACTTGAACCGGTGGAGCGGCGCCCAGGCATTCAACGGTACCGAAGAGGAACGGCTGGCGCTATCCGGCATGTCTGATCAGGAAGCCGAGCAGATCATGGCGGGTTACGACGCCAAGCGCCGTGCCGCCCTGGATAAGCTGGCCGAAAAGATCGACGCCATGAATGCCAAGACGCTTGATTTGCAGCTGCAATACGGGCTGTCTGACCGTGAAACGATTCGCGCATGGCAGAGCAAGTACAAGCACTACGTGCCGCTGCACCGGGATGAGGCACACCCGGATAGCAAGAGCCACCCAATTGGACAGGGCTTTAGCGTCAAGGGTCAGGAGTCACGCCGGCGCGTAGGTAGCGGTGCCAAGGTCACCAACATTCTGGCGCACATTGCGATGCAGCGTAATGCTGCCGTTACCCGTGGCGAGAAAAACATTGTCGCCAAGAAGCTGTATCTGCTGGCAGCGCAGAATCCGGACAACAAGTTCTGGACACTTGAGCGCCCGAAGCGTAGCTATATCGACCCGCGCACCGGCTTTGTGGTGCGGGACGTTGATCCCAACTACAAGAACCTGCCCAATGTCGTGATGCTCAAGATTGGCGGCGTGGATACGGCTATCGTCTTTAATGAGCATAACCCGAACGCCGTACGTCTGGCTGCGGCCATGAAGAATCTGGATATGGATTCGGTCGATGGCCTGCTCAAGCTGGCGCAGAAGGGTACGCGCTGGTTCGCCAGCATCAATACCCAGTACAACCCGGTGTTTGGTGTCATCAACTTCGCCCGCGACGTCCAGGGTGCCGCATTGAACCTGTCCACCACGGCCATTGCCGGCAAGCAGAAAGCGATTGCCAAGGAGATTCCGGCGGCAATGCGCGCGATCTACCGTGGCGAGCGCGGCAAGGATGCCACGAAAGCCACAAAAGAATACCAGGCGCTTTGGCGTGAGTATCAGGAGATGGGCGGTGCTACTGGCTACCGCGAACTATTCTCTGACGCCAAAGAGCGCCAGAAGGATATCGTTAAGAAGCTAGGCGCTGACGATGCTACCGGTGTCTGGGCGGGATCAAAGCGACTGTTCAAGACGGCTTACGGCTATTCGATCGGTCCGACTGTTGAATGGATTAATGACTACAACACGGCCATGGAAAATGCGGTACGCCTTGCCGCCTACAAGGTTGCGATTGATTCCGGTATCAGCAAAGAGCGCGCCGCCAGTATTGGCAAGAACCTGACCGTGAACTTTAACCGTAAGGGCGCTAAGAGCGGCACCATAAGTGCGCTGTATGCATTCTTTAATGCATCCATGCAGGGCACGGCACGAATGGCACAGACGCTGGCCGGCCCAATGGGTAAGAAGATCATGTACGGCGGTGTGCTGCTGGGCGCGCTGGATGCCCTGATGACCATGGCCGTCATGGGCGGCGACGGCGACGATGACAACTACGCGAAGATTCCAGACTTTGTGAAGGAACGCAGCTTTATCATTCCGGTAAGCCGCGATCAGTTCGTTTCAATCCCGATGCCGCTGGGCTATAACGTCTTCCCGAACATTGGCCGCATTGCTGTAGAAATGGCGATGGGCAAAAACGAGAAAACGGCTGGTCAACATCTTGGCAACCTGATGCTAATTTTGGCCGAGTCGTTCAACCCGATTGGTACATCCTCTACGCTGGCTCAAACGCTGGCGCCCACCGTCATTGATCTGCCGCTGGCGCTGATCGAGAACAAAGACTGGACGGGGCGCACGATCTACCGCGAGAATAACAACCCGCAGAATCCGAAGCCAGGTTTCACGATGGCCAAGGATAGCGCCAGCTTCTTGGGTAAGGAGTCGGCCAAGGCGATCAATGACCTAACGGGTGGTAATGCTTACCGCCCTGGCTGGTTCAGCCCGTCACCCGATCAGATCGATTACGTGATTGGACAGCTGACCGGCGGCGTTGGCCGTGAGGCGATGAAGCTGGAACAGAGTCTGTCGTCCATGGTCACGGGCGATGAATTGCCGGCCTACAAGATCCCGCTGGTCGGGCGCCTGTATGGCAATACCCGTGGACCCACTGGCAATGCCGAGCAGTTCTACCGGAACAATCGCGAAATCAACATGATCGAGAACGAGGCCAAGGGCAGGGCAAAAGACGGCCTGAATCCCTACGAGTTCTTGAATTCCGAGCCGCTGGGTAAGCTGGTTGGGCTGAATAATGCGATCGACAACCAGATCAAGAACCT